CGGTCAGGAAGTCCTGCACGTTGAGGAATCCCATGTTCTTAACTAAAGCAGCGCCCATGTTGTACAGGTTCTTTTCGGTGACGATCGATAGACCGCCGCTCATTGCCTGTGAGGCAAACTGCATCATCTGCGATAGGTGCATCATCTGTTGGTCACGGTTGCCGTTGCCTATCCCGGTCGAAACTGTACAGTCCATATTGTCTCGCCACATGTCAGGTCGAACAGGAACCCATTCATTCCGTAGCTGCACCATGCGCTCTTTGTCCTGGTGTTTTTGCACAAGCATGTAAATCATCTTCATCAACTCTTTCACACCAGTTTCAGCGAAGCGCCTGGCGACCAGCTCCAGGCGAGATTGCGCCGCCGTCATGACCGCGTTCACCGCCGTCGCGGTCGTATGCGAGGTCAGGGCGTTATCGTTCAAACCTTGGCTCATCTTGCTTACGCCGGAACGCGCCTCTTGAACGTGGTTCAAATACTCCAGCAGCTGAAAGGTCTGCGGAGAAAGCGGCGGCGTCGGCAAGGGCGTTACCGCATTCGGTGTTTTCACTCGAATGATGCCGCCCATTCTTTGGCTCATTACATCTTCAATGTTGACTGCGCCTTCGACCACTTGCAGACGCGAGTAGTTCTGCGAGTAGGCGTTGTCGAGCATATTTCGCATCAATGTTGTCTTGATGAGCTGAAGTTCTTTTATGACATCAGCGATGCTCAGACCAATCAATCGATGCGATAAACCAATCGGTGTAATCGTTACAAAAGGAATAACGTCGGCTTCTTCGTTCTCTAAAACATAATCGCCAACCATGAGAACTTTTCGTAACTCAGCAATTCCATCGTTGTCGTAATCCGATCGTATGTAATGCTCATGAATCCAATAAACCCAGGTCGAAGGATCATCTGCATTTTGCTCATAAGCACCCCACATACCAACATCACCGCTCTGGTCGTACATATAGCGCGATTCGCGCTCTAACGACCAATCATCAGAATCGTTAGCACCACCGCGAATATCTTCTGGATCAACATCGAATCCCATTTCGCGAAGGTCGCTTAATGTCTTCCGTACTCGATGGCAACAATACGGTGCGTCTTGTATTGTTTTAGCTCGACGCGAAATCAAAAACTCATCAGGCGGCACGTTCTCAATTTTGACGCGACCGTAAGAGTTGGTGCGGTGAATAACAACGTCATGAACGTTGATCTCTTCTTCACCGAACATTTCCAGCATTTCAGAATGCTCGATGACCACGATGTCATCCTGAGAGATCAAACCCTCGAACTCGATGTCAGTTAGCTTGGTGTACTCTTCTCGTTTGAAATCTTCGCTTTCATCCCACCAGACTTTGACGAATCCGTTTTTAAGTAACAGCGCGTCAGTGAACCAGGTGTAGAGAATCTCCCAGCCGGGATTGTCACGCATGAAAATGTAGTTGACGTAATCAGTGGCCTGCTTGGCAGCTGCTACATCGTTAGGCTCTTGCGGGTGAAACGTGACTACGTTATCGCCGCTGGCGAAGACGCGCATGAGCGAGGGCTTCATGAACTCAATAACGTCCATTACGTCACTGGAAACGAATTGGCTTCTGCCTACTTGCTCATTGCCGTACTTCTCAGAGAAGTACGCCCTTAACGCTTCTTCGCGCTGGGCCGACACCTCATCGTTATTGCCGATGGCATCACTGAACTCTCGTCGCACCGTGGCAACGAGATCGTCTTCTGTCATTTTTTCTGTTTTGGCCATATTTTATTTCGGCATAAAAAAACCGGCCAAGAGGCCGGCATATAAAACTGTTTGTTGCTTACGCTTCGTCAGGTGACTGCTGGAATTGCAGGCCGTACATAAAGGTCGATACCAAAGCTACTGGTAACGTACCTGTTTTGATTAACTTCTCTAGACCTTTGATGCCACCCGCAGACAATGCATCACGCATTTTCTGGATGTCTTTATTAACGGTCAGTCCGTGTTTCGGCGCGAACGTCCTTTCGAGGGCGTTGATCTTGGCGGCGATCTCAGGGACAACGTCATCGTAAGATCGGCGTAGGCTGGGTCGTCCACTGATGTCAGCAGACTGTGGGTAAGTCTCTCCGTATCTTGCGGTAGACCAATCGGTCTCTTGGTAACCTGTTTGCGCTTGGGCATATTTTATGTCAGCTGTTTCGCCGATCTCATCTAGAAACGAGTCCGTAATTTTACTCGCTTCAGAGGCAAATTTCGACCCCCTGTAACGTCCGGCTTTATCTTTTGTCAGGTGCTTCGGCGGCCCGAAATAAAGAATGTTAAATCCATTATTGTGTGGCACTGGAATTGCACCTTCTCCCCACACTTTAGACATCTTTTTATATAGGATTACCAACTCATCATCACTAAGTGCTCTACCCATATCAATTCTGGCCGAAGTGACTTTAGGTAATGAGGCTTTATCGTTGGCCATTACATAATTCCAACCGTAAGCATTCTGTGCTGTTAGCTGTGAATATGTGCTTTCAGCCGCATTTACCAGCGCTTTGGTTGCTGGATCGACTTCGGTCATTTTCCCATACTTACGGTCAACCTTTTTCCGACCCGACAAGAACGGCACATGATAGGCTGGGTTCATCTCTACCTGGCCGTCTGGGTTCACATAAAACCCGCGCGCTTGCGACGGATCTTTGGGTGTCAGCAAGTGGAATGCTCTTGCAATTTTGTCTTTGCCGGTCTTAGGATCAATGAGAATCTCCATCATCCTATCGTGAAATTCTTGCCGTACTTGGGGGTTCGCTCCCAACTCTTGTAAATGCCCGGTGGTAGACCCCGGCATCGTTTCTCTAGTTAGTAGGCCGCGATACTTAGGCTCGAATGTTCCGTAATGGAACCCCGCCTCATGCGGTTGTATGTACCCCGTGTCAATCTGAGTTCCAGACCACGCCGCAGCCTGACTCTTTAGATTATCCCAATCTTCATGACCACCAAGTTTTTCTTCGTTGTATTTTGGAGTTATCCTCTCCTTCATAAGAGTGTTCATAAACTGATGCTGTGGCGCACTAAAACCAGAACTCCACGGGCGACCATCTACTTCCGTGTAACCCATCGCTCTACCCTGCCAAATATCATTCACAGGATTTTCAGCAAGCCCAGGATTCCACGCCACCTGTAGATTCTGTGCATACGGTTCACGCTTGGGGCCAAGATTAGGATCACCGCCTCGATAAATATCCTCGACAAACGGTCTCTGCTTGTTGGGAAATCCACCCGCAGTAATTTTATTCCCCAATGCAGATTCGTAATGTGCTTTGATGGCGTGACCCAAGTTAGGATCAACGCCCATACGTTGTGAAAATAGCGCCGAACTCTTTGCCAGCTTCGTTGCCTCTGGCACGTTACCGCCCGTAGCATTTAAGAAAAAGTTACTGGCATCATCATAAAAGTAACGGCCTTTCATCCCCAACTCAGCCAGCTGCTTATAGTCCTTCAGCAGTGCGCCGAGTTTTTGCGGGGAGTCCAAACCCCGTGGGCCACCAACATACTGACCCTTACCCTCTCCCGACTTCACTCGTTTGAGTCTCGTCAGCTTGCTACCCTTGCTGCCCATCGCAAATGGGATAAGACCAGTAGCGGCCATCGCTGCTAGATCAGCTTGTCCTTTACTTAGATTTCCCTCTAACTGAAGCTGGTCAGACACCGGCTCTTCAACCAGCGCCTCAATGGGGCCAGCAACACCAGCGCCGGCAATACCCAACAAGCCAGCTGCGTTTCTTAAAACCGTCCTGCCCGCATCGTAAAACGGTGGGGTTGGCACACCACGCTTCGGAATCACTGAGCGCTCTGGCGCTGTGCCTAACAGCTCCGCGCCACCCTTTATCTGCGCCATCGTTCGAGGCGCTATGTTCTTTAAGCGCTGTAAGAGATCTTCGCCTAGCGTTCTCGACGGTGCAGCTTGATGTTCTTGTGGTGCCTGCAGCTGCTTTAATAGACCAAACAGCGGATTGCGACGCTCTTCATCTTCGATAAGTTGTCTATTGCTTGGCGCATAGATTTGATTGAGCAGGCCATTCGCCACTAGACAATTCCATAATCTGGGTATACGAGATCGCGCTGCCAAACGCCATCATGGCTTTTGGGTACTGCGAAGCGCTCGCTCATTACTGCGTAGCGTGTCGCTGACATTAGATCATCGCGTATTGCTACCACCTTCGAGTCCTTGTAGTGATAGCTTCTGAATTCTTCCCACCAATCGGTGAGCGTGTTGAAGACCTTGAATCGGTCTTGCTCCATCATCTGCACGATGTGCTGGATACCCACTTGCACATTGTTGCCGCCCTTCTTCTCCCCCAGCGCCGGCGGGTTCTCGAAGTGCATCGGCAGCATGTTCAATCCCAACGATCGGTACTGATCTGCCAACCCGGGGTTTCCCATACTGTCACGCCGGTGTCCGTCATGCGGCCACGCAATTGGAACATCGCCTCGCGTTTTGAGCGCTGCAGCATGAATGTGCGGCGGCGCTTTGCTTTGCCGGTAGCAATCGATGAGGTATACCGTTGACTCTTCTGCATCAGGATCAAAAGTCGCTTGAATATATGCTGTTGGGTGCGACCAACCGAGGTCGATGCCCCCGATCCGTGGCCACTCGTCTGGAATCTCGAACGGTTCAATCATCAGCTTTGATTCATGAACCGGGAACACCAGGCCACTACCAATGCTTGGCCTGCCGTTTCTTCGCATCTCGCGCTCATGCGGAGCGTAGGCGCTCAGAATCTGATCCATCATCTGATGGGTTAGATGACCACGCTGTTTGTGAATGATCGTTCTCACATCTTCGCTCGCATCATCCCAGCCAGCATTCGTCAGACTTTGACCAGCCTGCAAGTTATTCATAAAGCTGGCGACGGTTTCGCTTAAACCGCGCTCTGGCGTGAAGGTCATCGCGACCAAACCCCTTCGATCGAGGGTTCTGGTCATCGCCTGCGAGTACAGCGCGCGGTCGGGTTCTTCATCGAGCCAGACGAAATCGACGCTCCTGCCGTACCACTTGTCCATACTGTCGTAGGACTTGAAGAAAATCTGGCTGGTGCCGCCTGAGATGTGGCGCACGTTGATGTTCGCAACCGCATTCGGTACGCCAGGCTTGCGCTCAGTCTTGATGATGCACTCTCGCGGAATGGCACCACTACCTTCGGCGTCAGGATCACCAGGTGGCCCTAACAGCTCCGCCTGGCAGATGTCTCTGACTGTTTCGAGCGAGACACCACCAACCCATATGGTGGGCGGTTTCTTAAAGGTTCTGCCCTTGAACCACTTCGGGTATCGGCCCGTTGCCGCCATCGCTACGAAACGACTACCGCACATGCTCTTACCGATTCGGTTACCGGCCATCAGGAGCACCTGGTTGCAGATGCGCGTCGAGTCGAGAAAGCGCTTTTGGTACGGGTACGGGTCGAAGAGTGCGAGCTGGTTGAAGCGCTCGCGCTCGTTGAGCTGTTTCAGCACCTCGACCTTTCGGGCGAGTAGTGTGCGTTCGTCCATTAGTTCAGACGCGCGGGTGCCTCGTCTTCGTCATCTTCGAGGAAGCCGCCTTCCAGCGCCATGAGTGAGTCAAGTTCAGCGCGCAGTTCGATAGTGCTTTTCTCGACCGTTATGGTTTCCACTCTGTCCGTTGGCTTGAGGCCGGCGCGGTCTAGAACGTCCTTGCAGGCTTGTAGTCTCACGCTCTCAGATTCAGCTTCTAAGGACAGCGTTTTAAGCTGTGCTAGTGCTGACGGTACTGCATCGATGATCGCTTTACGGGTCGCTACGGTGATCTCTAGAGCGAATCTCGACTTGAGGTTGCACCCTTTCTGTTCTGCTGATTTCGGGGAGAAACCGGCTTCGATTGCCGCGCGTGTAGCGTTCCCGTGAAGGACGAACTGGTCAACGAATTTCGCTTGTTTTTCTGTGTTTATTGCCATCAGTAACTTTTGCCTTTGCGAGCTTCAGACATCGCTATTGCGACAGCCTGCTTTCGGTTTTTTACGCGCTTGCCTTTCTTCGAGCCGCTTTTGAGTTTGCCGGCCTTGTACTCGCGCATAACCTTTCCGACCTTTTTTGCCTTTGAATACGCCATTCTTGCTATATCAGACTTTCCTTATAATGAACAATCTACCCACCGGATTGCACCAGAGACATCTAGATCTATCTCTAGAAAAAAAAGGGGGCGGGGGGGGTCGCGCCCAGAATCTGAGCAAAAAAACTCAGTTTCGACGAGGGCCGCCCATATCCAGCGGTGGGGGCGCGCGCCAGGCGCAGTGGGTAATGCAGAACTCCCTTACATATCAATGACTTACGTCATGACTTTACATAATGATGATTATACGCAACTCGTTTGGTGGGAATTTCCGAACCGGTTCGGTAAAAACAAAGAGTGCGAGAGCACTCTTTATATTCATTTCTTTACATTGAACTTCAGTTCTTTACTTTGAACTTCAGTTCTCGCCGTGCCAACCAGACTGTAGACGCTGGTTCAGCGCTTCAATCTTATCCGAC